ATAGCTTTGCAGTTCTAGGCATTCAATAAGCTTTACACATGATGCGGCGATGTGTAAACGCACCTCGCCTTTGCCGTTTTCCAGTAGCGCCTGCACTGCTGCTACGCGGTCGCGCACCGGTGGATTGGCGCGTGGTGATTGATTGGACATGCCGTAGCTCTCAAGGATGGCAATATCGGTTTGTGTTGCATTGGTGCTGCGGTTGCCGCCACTGGCATCTGGGTACACATAAAGGCGATGGTCTGGGTAACGGCATTTGATGGCGGCTGCTAATGCGTCAGTGTCATGGGCGCCGCTGATCTCATCAAATACTTGTAGTGTTTTGCCATTGCGGTATGCGATCACTGCCGACATGTTGCCAACGTTGAAGTCCACGCCGATGCGCAACGGCTCACGGCTATCAGGTGCAGTGATGTCAGCCACATGCTTGGCACGATCAAAGCGGTCATACACCTGGCCGGTGGTTAGGTTTACAAACTCGCCTTCTAGGTAAGCCTTAAGCAGTTGCGGGTCATAGTTGGCCTGCATCCGCTCAATAAAGTCCGGCGGTAGGTGCGGGTTATCAGCAGTGCGCATTCGGATCAGCTTTCGATCCTCGCGGCCTTTGCTGTCTTCACTGGCGAATGTTTGCCACATCCATCTAAAGCCTTCTGGTGTGGATGCCACCGCAAACTGCCGCACATTGCCAGCACGTAAACGGCCAAGGATCTTGGGGAATGCCTTATTAGCGATGCTGGGCGCTACGGTGTCGATCTCATCGGCCAGTATCCATGCGCCGTTAATACCGATGATGCGTGTCCAGTTCTCAAAGCTACGGCATAGGATTTTGGTGTCACCACCCGGCAAATGCAGATTGTATTCAGGCAATGGTGATGCCCTAAATGTATACGGAATGTCGTAGGTCTCTAAAAAATCATCAAAATCATTCTGCCAAATGTCCCGGATTAGCGGACCCGTGGGCTCCATGACTACGCCAATAAAGCCTTGATTTGCCATGGCAAGGTGAACGGCTTTTGCGCATAGCGCTCTGGTCTTGCCTGCGCCGTAGCCAGCAGACACGCCAAGGATGCTGGTGGTTTGGTCATCAACAAACGCAAGCTGGCCAGGATGCAGGTCAGCGCGGATGCGTTCTAACGTTGCTGCGGTGTCTTCCTGTGTTGTTGACTGCATGAACGCCAACAACCTGCCGGGCTCGCAAATGCCAGCCAAAAGTGTCATGTCATTGGAAACTGCAATAGCTTGGCTTGGTCTTCTAAGGCTTTAATTGCAATACCTAAGTTGCCTTTTTCGCGTGCTTCGCGTTCATAATCTTGAAGGCGTGCAATAGCAGCAGTCAACCATTGCGGGCGTTCAAGTTCAGCATCAAGCGCCATTAATTGACGCGCACGCGCCATGTAATGTTCGGCTTGACGATCACCTACTCCCCAAGATTCCGAAGCAAATCGAATAATTTGGGTTCTACTATGTGCACGCAAAAGCAGATCGTAGACGGCATTTACCCGCTGATCTGCTTCTGTGTTTGTGCACTTTTTGGCCATTAGCTTCTGACTTGGACAGGCATTATGAGGTAAGTATGGCCACTTATGCCGTCAGGCGTCAAGGTGACGGGTGCGGTTGCGGTGTTGGCGGATAGGATAACCGACTTAGCGCCCATGGTTTTTAAGCCATCGATTAGGTAATGAACGTTGATGGCGAGATCGGGTAAGGTACCAGTGGTTACAAGGGATTCGGCGCCGCTGTTGGCATCGGCTTCGGCTGTGATTTCAAGGATTTCAGTTGCGGTTGATAATTTAACAATTGAATTATGATTGACGGCAATTAAGGCCACACGCTCTAAGGCGTGCAGCAGTTGCAGACGATCAACGGTTAGTGCATGTGCAAATTCTGTAGGCACCAACTGCCGGACATTGGGATAGGTGCCGTCTAGGGTGCGACTGGTGATTTGCGTGCCATCGGCTAGGGCGATGCCCACCTGACCACCGTCGATGGCGATGGTTGCCGGTTGCCGGACTTGCTGCAGGCAGCGCACAGGTAGCACCACGTCTAGCTCAGCGTCTGAGTCGATGGCGCAAATTGCTAGGCGGTGACCATCGGTGGCTTCTACGCGACCAGTGGCCAAGTGAACGCCCTGCAGTAACTGCTTGCTGGCATCGGTGCTGGCTGCTGGCATGACGGCGGCCAAGGGGCCAACGAGGTCGATGGCAATGCCATTGGCAGCATCCACCACGGGCAAGGCTGGGAAATCATCCGCATCGGCCACTGAGAGGCTGTAGGAGCCGCTGAGCGATACCAATGCCAGCCGATTGCCGCTGATGGCCAGCGAGACGGCCTCAGAGGCGTCTAAGCGGCCAATGATGTCCGACAGCAGCCGATGTGGCACGACGGTGGCGCCATGGGCCTCTACGGAGGCGCTGATGGCGGTTGTGATGCCTAGCTCCATGTCGTAGCCGGTGACGGTCAATATGCCATCGGCAGCATGTAGCAACACGCCAGCGGTGATGGCATGAGTGCGACCGTTACCGACTGCACGCGCCACCAGACGCAATGCATTGTGCAATTCGATCTGGGACGTTACAAGCTTCATTGATTGTGGATGCGATGGATGTGAGCGATTCAGCTATGTCAGCAGGCAGCGGCTGCTGATCGTCTTGGGCGTTGTCACGGATTGCAGCGGCGACTGCAAGGGCTTCGGTCAATAGAGCACGGAGCTTTTCGACTATTGGTTGCTGTTTGATTGATGACATATGCAACAAGGTGTTCAATTTTGCTGCGTGGGATGTCGCCATGCATTTGACGCACGGCCCCAGCCACCAGCGCATTGTAGTCCATCGTGGTCATTCCTGCAAGGGCACGGTCACGAATAAACGCTGCACGGCTGGTTCCAGCGGCAGCGGCAGCGGCATTCAATTCTGACAGTTCAGCATCAGAAACAGAAAACTTAATTTCAGGCATTGGCAGTGGTCGGTAGCGGTGCAGATTAGCCCTGTTACGCCTGTGACAGCGTGTTACACCTACCGTAACAGCCGAAACCGCCCACCAGCACTAGGGTTTTTTCCTCTTGTTACGTTGTTACACCTTTTTCCAGATACATATACATACATAGAGAAAGGGATATAAGGGGATAGATATGGCTTTATCTATAGGGGGGGCTATACCTGCAAACCGTAACAAACGTAAAAACCGTAACAAACGCAGTGATACCAGTGGATCTCAGCGAAACACTAGGCGTAACAGGCGTAACACTAAGCCTGGGAAATTGGCGTAGATATAGCCCTAGACGTGCCTGTCATGCCTTTGAAGCGTGTTACGCCTGCCTTGGTCGCTCCTGGCAAACGAGCCAATACAGTGGGCCAGCAGTTGCCCCATGGCGTATCAGCCAAGATGGCGGCAATGGCATTGGCGGTGTTGCTGATGACGACGCAACCGTCTTCGGCCTTGATGCCATTGCGGCCTAACGTGGCATCCGCAAGTTCTTTTGTTATTGCAAAATCACTGGAATAAGCTAAGGAACGCTCTACCAATTCGCCAATAGTTCTAGTAACAATTTTATCAGCTTCAACCCGGATCTGGTGCTGCAATATACATTGTAGGCAGCGTTGTTCGTCAGGTATTTCAGTTGACTGGCTGTAAGGTTCCCAGTTGTTTTGCTCAATTAAAGCCCATGCTTGATCGCGTGTGATTATTTCACTTGACTGCAAAGACCATGCGCCAGCTAATAATGTACCGTACTGATCGCCTAAGCGTTGACTATCAAAAGCTTCAGCAGTTGCACGGGTTAGCACTTTAATTGATTGGCGAATTATAGGAATTAAAGATATTGTCCTGGCTTGTAAACGCTGGCCAATTTGTTCTGTTAGTTGGCGATCAAGATCACGGTCTAACGCCTCCCAATGCGCCAAACGTTCCGCTTTTGGCATTTCATTTGGATTGCGTAGGGTTAATTGAGCAAATCGGGACTTGTCAGCGCCTTGTTTTAATGCAGTTGCAATGCTGCTCATGAGAAACATTGAGCGGATGGTATATCGCTGGGCGTCACCTTCGGCGCTGCCTTTAATTGTTTGGGCGCGTGACTCACTACTGGCCACGCGCGCTAGTGATAATACGGCCTGCATTCGCTGCTGGTCTGGGCGTTCATTGGATTCAGCTTCATCAAACACAACTGGCAATGCGTCTGCGCGAAGGGTTTGACGTAGACCAGCTTCTGATGTGTTGCCAGCTACGTTAAGGCTTAGATCTCCTAGCAAAGGACCGATGTAACGGTCAAGGATGGCGGACTTGCCGGAGCCAGCGCCTGCGGTTAGCCATAGATGTGGCCGCCAGTCAAGGGCGCCGCATATGGGCGCAAGCGCTGCCCATCCTGCAAGTAATAAGCCTGATGCAGGCATTTCCCAGTGGAAGCGTTCTGCCAGCTCAAGCAACACATAGGCATCGGCATCTGCTAATGGTGTGGCGAGACCAGGGCCACGTAAGGCGCCAAGACGTTGGTATAGGTAACGGCTGCCGGGAACGCCTGTTGAGACCGATGCATCGCCTGTTGTTAATACAAGGCGATCACCAAGGTGAAGGACAGACTGCTTTTGATCCCACCAAGCGCCACGGCCACGTATGCGGTCTGGGCTGTAGATACCTGCTGCTGCTTGGCGTTCAAATAGGCTGCTGGCTGCTGCTGTCCAATTGGCGCCGGTCTTGCTGGGGTATAGCGACTCCCAGTAACCTAACGGCGCAATGGCGCATAGGTTTGTGCCGGTGTGTGCGCTGCGGCTCAGTTTGGTTACTTGACCGGTGCTGTGTGGCTGGTAATAGAAAGCGTCGTGATCAAAGCCAAGACAGGTGAAATGATCATTGCCGTCTGGCAAAGGATCGGGCTCGATGGCTGGCTCAGGTTCTGGCTGCGGCGCAAGTTCTGGCAGTTCTATCGGTATAGAACGATTGGCCTTCAGATATGCAGCGGCTTCGTCAATAGTCCATGTTGCATCTGCTAGATCCCAGCCTTCAAAGGCATCTGCCGGTGGATGCACAATGCGCACTTGTGCTGCACCTGCCTTTAGCAAACGCGGTGCAAGCTTTGCCATGGCTTCACGGCCTACGGCATCGGCATCAGGCCATAGCACGCAGCGCCTGCCTGCTATTGGCAACCAGTCGGCTTTATCAATTGCCTTACAACCACTGGGCCAGGTGATGACCACGGCTGATGGATACAACAATCCAGCCGCATCAGCGGTTTTTTCGCCTTCAACAATCAGAACAGGTGCAGTTGGCTTTGCTGCCAAGGCATCACGGTTGTATAACGGCCTTGGTGCAGGTGGTGCTTTCCACAGCCATTGGTTGCCATCCCACCAAAGCGGGCGAATGCGCTTACCGGCAAAGCGGCAGACAATAAAATCACTGGAATAACGCCAAACGTGCTCGGCGCCAGTGGTTGGCGGTTCAGGCCTATGACCTAGATGCTGCTCAATACGCTTGCAGGCTTCGGCGTATGACCAGTTCTTATGGCGCATGAGCATATCCATGCCGCTGCCGCCGCCACCGCGTTGGTCTTTACCACCGCATTGGTTGCAAAACCAGGAGCCGGTGCCGTCTTTGTCGTCAAAGCGATAGCGATCATCACCACCGCATAAAGGGCATGGTTGATGCTTGTCGCTGAGCTGATCACTGCTAAGGCCGCAAAAATGCGCTAGCAGGTCCGGCCACCTGCCTTGAGTGAGTTCTTGAATATTCATTTCTGTGACGGCATAGCGTCACGGATTAAAGCTCGTATTACATCCGAGATAGTTTGCATGTTTACAGCTTCAGATCGCAGCCATTGTTTCTGCTCAGGTGTAACGACAACTCGGATTGAGTTGGTTGAGTCGTAACGCTTCATAGTGGCACCTCTTGAATCATTTGCATCCCAGGCCATTGCGGGCCAACTTCGCCGAGCAGGTTGGTTTTGAGCCACACCTTGCAACCATCGCGGCGGGCAATTGAAACAAGATCAGCAACCCATTCAAACGGCGGCGCAAAGGCTTCGTTTTGTCCTGGGTTAGCAGATTGAGCGCCGATTACGATCCAATCAATGCCTTCCAAGCTGGAGAATGTAATTGGTGCCAGCAATGGCTCAAGCGAAAGCCATTTCACTTTTACGCCTGATATTTTGCGCATAGCTGCCAGTGTTGGTTCAGCCCTGTGCTGCTCATCAACTGATGCGCCAATCCAACCACTTGCCGGAAGCTGCAAACGGTCGTAACGCTGCGGAAATTTAGTGAGGTACAAATATTCCCATTGTGGGTTTGCCACGGTGGATGCAACTACCTGATCAATCCATTCCTGCGGCACCCAGGCACCAAATAAATCAGCCATTGAGCAGACAAACACGCGGCCATGTGCAGGCTCGTTTACAGCGCGGGCAGGCACTGGCGTATTAGCTGGCGCGTCAAGCCGCTCATGGTGAAACAACGGCGTGAAACCTGCTGGGTAGTAGGTGGCCATATCGCGTGATTCGGCGATGGCGCGTGCGTAGCAGTAGGTGCATCCGTGGTTGCAGCCAGTGACAGGATTCCAGCTCCACATGGCCCAGCCGATTTCCGTACCCTTCTGCTGATTAAAGGTGGACTTGCCTTTGGGCTTGGGATACTCGTAGGGGTTGCCTTTGTGGTCGAGCAAGGTGATCGTTTGCGCCACCTCAACCTTCGGCGTCTCAGGCTGCGGCCTGCTAGCAGCCACCTGCCGTTCGCGTTGCTGTGCCTCCTTGTGGGCCTTGTCGAGTGCCATGGTGCCGGCCTGCACTTGGGGCAACAGATCTGGGGCCGAGCGCTCTACGCGGGCAGCCTGCTCCACTGCACTGCGACTAGCGCCGACAATCTTTGCGGCTTGAGCTGTGCTCTTGCGATGCTCGGCAGGAGCCTCGCTTCGTTCGCCCAGATCTGGGCTAACGATAGATTCTCGGTTCTGCTTAAGCTCGGCCACTTGCCTCTCCTTTGCCGCCGGCTGCAATAGCTCACGAACTTTGAGAGCTATCACTGCACGCTGGCCAGCATTCAGATGCCTCCGGTGCAGGTTGGCGCTCAGGCTGAACTGCACCGGATCGGTGCCTTCGTAACGGTCTAGTACAACTTCTTGATGCGTTTCATAGCAGGCGAGTAAGCGATTGCGACCGTCTAGCAAGGTGCCATCAGTCCAAATAGTAATTGGCTGATGTAAGCCGCGCTCTTTAATGTCGGCGCATAATTCTGCAAACTCTGCAGCATCCACCATTGGGAATAGATCGGCGGCGGGATGAATGCCGGTGATCTCTGGATAATGGCGAAGAATTTCAGGCCAGTTGGTAGTCATAATTGAGCGTTCTCCGCTTTGGTGAAAAATAGGTACTGTTGAAGAGCTAAAAAGGCTGCAGGATCTTGCTTAAACCAAGCAATTTGCGGATCAGCTTCGCGGCCTTCCATTTTGCTTGCAGCGGCAAGGCAATCGCTAGTTATTTGATCGCGCCACTTTGTAGGCGCTGTTACTAGGTAAGCCCATTGATCGGCGCCGCCAACCGATAACAAGCAAGCATCGTGCCACGGCTGTACAATTGAGCCTGTAACCATATTGATTCGATCAAACCAAAGCTCACGCTTATCGAGATCAAGCCGCTTCATGCCGCCAACATTGCAGCCAAGCGTAGACAGTGAGGTTGTAAATTTTGGTGCAGTAGCCAGCATTGCTGGCGTCAAACACCAGTCTTCAATGTGATTAGGATCGTTGTACAGGAAAGCAGCGTCGGCATTTTTCAACTCCAAAAAATCATAAGATTTAGAATCTACGCACAAAGTATTAACCATTACGTCTTCGTTTTGGTCATAGTCGCGCTCAATGTTTGCCAATAAATCAAGCCATGTACCATGCTGCTTTTCAAGAAAAAGCACCTTGCAACTCACCAACGTTTGCCCTGCAACGTATTTAGTGTGATGCAGAATAATTCCCGGTGAGCAACCTTTCCAAAATGTTTTGCCAGCATACGGGACACCATCGCCGGCAGTTAAGTCAACGATCATGTAATCAGCTAGATCAAGTTTATTGGCCCTGAGTGTGCCAACCTCCCTGCCTAGCAACTTGTTTAATAAGTCGTGCTTGCAAGGCGTGACGCCTGACTTGCCGACTATTGCGCGTTTGGGCATTGCTCCGTCTTGTGTGGCCGTGCTAAGGTTAGCACAGTTTGAGCAAACAATGAACCTCCGCCCCTACCAACATCAACTCATTACCGATATCCGCCTGCAGTACCAGCTAGGCAAGCGCTCAGTGCTGGCGGTGCTGCCGACCGGCGGCGGCAAGACCGTGTGCTTCAGCCATATTGCCCAAGCTGCGGCAAAAAAAGGCAACCGGGTTTGCATTTTGGTGCACCGCCAGGAGTTGCTGGATCAAGCCAGCCGCAGCCTGCCGGTGCCGCATGGCCGCATCCAAGCCAACCGCAGCATGGATCTAAGCCATTCAGTGCAGGTCGCCAGCGTGCAAACGCTAGCCCGTAGGCTGCACCTGTTGCCTAGGGATTTCTTTCAACTCCTAGTGGTTGATGAGGCGCACCACACCACGGCTGGCACGTGGGCCAAGGTCGTTGCTCATTTCCATAATGCGCATCTGCTGGGTGTGACCGCAACACCTATACGCAGTGATGGCCGTGGACTTGGCGCTCATTA